TACAATAAGACCGCTACGAAGTTACATTTTAGATTTAGATGAAGGTCCATCTTTTGCTACAAGCGGAGTCGATAGACAACAAACCGATGTTACCCTTGGCTCAGCTACAGGCGTTACATCTTCTAGTACGGGAGCAGCTAACACATATGTAAGATCTCCAAGCATACCTTCGTCCGGATATTAAAATGTCTCATAGCCCAGACTATAGCAGATCTAATTTAAATTTAAGAGCATACAGTATTAAAGAGGTACTACCTCAATACTACGCAAGTGCATATCCAAATCTAATTACTTTCTTAGAAGGTTATTACGATTATATGGATTCAGATGGTACTATCGATGCTCTACAAGATTTATATAGTCTATATGATTTAGAGGCAACTAACTTAGAATACATTGAGAACATATTTGCATCGATTGCTGATGGTGCTAATTCGACATATTTTAGTGAACCACGTGAAGTACTTCGAAACTTTGCAAATTTTTATAGAGTTAAAGGAACAAAGTATTCTGCCGAAGGTTTTTTCCGTGCGTTCTATGGCATCGATGTTGAAATAGAATATCCAAAGAATAATATGTTTATTGTGAGTGAATCGCAAATAGGTACAGAATCTCTTCGATTTATTCAAAACAGTGCATTATATCAAATATTCTCTGTTCTTATTAAATCATCCGTTCCATTAAATACATGGAAAGATTTATATAAAAAGTTTGTACATCCAGCTGGATTCTTTTTAGGCGGATCTGTTGTTTTAGAAATGCCTTCTACAAACTCAATTCTTTTGACTATGCCAGATAACATTGATGAACCGCCACCTCCATTATTTGTTGAAGGTACTGCGACTTATACGATACCAAATGGCTTAGTAGAAACACTTGGTGTTCTTCCGGACGATGGAGATTCAGATACAGTGGTAGAACGTATAAATCTAGATGCAAAAGTTAGCGAATATAAAGATATGCCTGCTGACGTCTTTGCTGCATCTTACGGTAAAATAGACGATGCAATGAATATTAACTCGCCGACATTCGATGATTCGGCAAAAGACTTTGCGCCATTCTACTCAGACGGAGAAGAAGGCCCAGCTCATGATCAGCATGGTGTGAGAATGAGCAATGATATAGAAAGGTTCGATAAGGCAACATGGTTCTATGACTCAGCTGCTGGAAATCCACGCTATATGACAATTGGTTATGTCGATTCAGATTACGTAGAACTTACTTAGAGGTAAAAAATGGCAATTACATTACGAAATACTAAAGGGACGGCATTGACCCACGTCGAACTCGATGCCAACTTTACCACATTGCAGAACGCTGACTTAGATTCAGCTGCAATCACATCAATAGCGCAAGCTGCACAAGGTAGTATAAATTTAAATACTATCGCCGGTGATTCTGATATAAATTTTGGAACACATAAAATATTATATTCAAACAATTATGATTCAGCTGGCGCATTACCAGCTGCTGGAACATATCATGGTATGTTTGCTCATGTTCATTCCGAAGGTGCAGGATACATGGCACATGGCGGAGCTTGGGTGAAGCTTGCTAATTTTAGTGATGTCGGTACAGGAATCGACTCGGCTAAAACAATATCGCTTGTTGATTCGAATTATGTATCTGCTAGAATCGGTAGTGTAAGCGGACATACAGATATTAATATGTCTGGCATTTCAAATAACCAGATCCTTAAATGGGATTCTGCTCAACAAATGTTTATAGCAGCTGCCGACGTAAGTGGCGGTGGTGGAGGCGGTGGCCTAGGATATGCTGACTTTAGTGTTTCTACAAATGCCGCAGGATCACCTACTCTATCATATAATAACGGTACAGGTGTATTCTCATATACACCTCCGGACTTGTCGAGTTACTTAACAAGCTATACTGAAACAAACGATTTATCAGCCGCAGTTACTTGGACTAATATTCCTGATACAAATGTGCCAGAAAGTGCTGTTACTCAACACCAAGCAGCATTATCAATTACAGAAAGTCAGGTTAGCGATCTACAATCTTACATCACTGGTTATACCGTAACAGAAGGAGATGTAACTTCGCATCAAGCTGCACTATCAATAACTGAATCTCAAATTAGTGATTTAGGAAGTTATCTTGCTAATGGTTCATCTATTGATATGAACGGAAATGAATTAGTAATGGATGCTGATGGTGATACATCATTCCATGCAAGTGTTGATGATGAGATTGACATTCGAGTCAAAGGTACAGATGTAGGTAAGTTTGACTCTGATGGTCTTATTATTAATTCGATACGAACAAGTACAGCAGGAACACCTACGCTTACATCGTCATCTAATATTAATATGACAGTTGGCGGATCTGTTACTGTTTCGGGTGGTGGATTTAGAGTTGCTTCTCTTACCACATCTCAAAGAGGATCTTTAACTGCGGCAAACGGTGAGATAATTTATAACACTGATAATGGTCAGTTTGAGATCTATCAGCGTGGCGATTGGACAGCTATGACACGAGGCGCTTCGTTGTTTACACTTACAGCAAGCGGAAGCAGTCATTATATCTTTAATGATCCGGACGGTCATTGGTTTCCTACAGGCGAAAACGATCCTTTGTTATATTTACGTAGAGGCGAAACATATTATTTTGTAAATAATTCTGGTGGTTCACATCCCTTTGAGATTAGAGCTAGCGCTGGTGGATCTGCATACAGTACAGGCGTAACGAATAACGGTAGCTCAAACGGTACTATTGTATTTAAAGTTCCAATGTCTGCTCCATCTACTTTATATTACCAGTGTACTGCGCACGGATCAATGGGTAATACAATCAATATTATATAGGTAAACTATGTCAGAAAAAGATTATATAATAGCAATGGAAAAAGGTCAAAGTAAAGACCTTTTAAAAGACGAACTCACAGCAGAAGCTGGAAACGATTACGTTCCGGCTCGATCTGTTGATGTAGTTTATAGCCGTGATGGTAGTAAGCGTCATTTTAATATGGCTTTAACAGACGAAGAAGCTGAGACACTACGATCAGATCCAAGGGTTAATAGTGTACATACTCCTATTGAATGGTCTGATGACTTTTTAGATTTTGAATATAATCATAGAAATAATTGGGAACGACAAAGTGCTAATACAAACCAGAATAACTGGGGATTATTGCGACATATTGAAGCAACAAATGGATGGGGATCAAGTGTAACAAGTCAACGCGAGACTTTAAAATATACCGGGCATTTAGATGGTGAAGGCGTTGATCTAGTTGTGCATGAAGGAAATACTGCTAGATACGATCATGAGCAGTTTGCTGGTAGATATAATCAGCTTCAGTGGAATACATTACCAAATATGAGTGGTGCAAGTACTATTAATTACACAAGTTCAGATTCATATGGCTATCACGCTACACACGTTTTAGGAACTATGGGAGGAGCGACTGTTGGTTGGGCACCGAAAGCTCAGTTATATAGTATGCCTGCTGATGCAACAGACGGCATTGGTAATAGTACTTGGTGGTTTGATGCAGTAAAAGAATTTCATAAAAATAAATCAGTAGATCCTACTACAGGATATAGAAGACCAACCGTCGTAAATATGAGTTGGGGATATAAGACGTACCATTTTTATAGTGGCGTATCACTAGTTACTAATATTAATTATAGAGGTACTAGTACCGGAGCAACTGCTGCCAGTAGTTCATACGGTCTAATAGGAGATGGTTCTAACAGAATTAATTGCCCTATTTACGGATTACAATCTGAAGTAGAAGAAATGCAAGATGAAGGTATCATTGTCACTAAGTCAGCCGGAAATCAATATCAAAAGCTAGACGTTGAAGGTGGCATAGACTACGATAATTATTTTACATCAAGTGCTACTCAAGGAAACATTACTGCAGGAGATCCGCTTTATTATAATAGAGGTGCTAGTAATATCGGTGAACACACTATCGTTGTAGGTAATATGGATTCTCAATTATATTCTTATTCAGAAGCTACAGCTACATCAAGTGAAAAAGGTCCTCGCGTTGATGTTTGGGCTGCAGGAACTGATATTGTAAGTAGTCATGATTACAGTAGTAACTCGTATGCAAACCTTGATGGAACAAGTATGGCTGCACCACAAGTAGCCGGCATGGCCGCGCTATTAATGCAAATGAACCCAGGTATGACTCCAAAACAAGTCAGAGAATGGTTTATAAATAATGCTAAGACAGGCTTGATGTATGTTGGTGATACTGATAACACAAGTTATTTTACGAATAATAGAAATTTACAAGACGGATCAGGTAGAATTGCTTATTGGCCTTTTAGCGACCATAGGCCGATTAATCTCTCCGTCAACACCGAATATGTATCGTTTTAGATATAAATACATTAAATATTTTAGAGGTTTACAATGACTCGGCAGAACATATCAACTGGCACTTTTGCTAACGATGGAAGCGGTGATACGCTTCGTCAAGCTGGTCAAAAGATTAATGAAAATTTTGTTGAGCTATACAATAAACTTGGAGGAGATAGTGATACTCTGACAGGTTCTTTGACTGTTGCTGGTGGAGGTCTTCTTTTTGAAGGCGAGACTGATGATACAAATGAAACAATTTTAAATGCTCAAGATCCTTCACAGGATAATACAATAACTTTGCCAAATACTTCTGGTAATGTTGTGCTTGACTCGGCCACACAAACTCTATTAAATAAAACATTAACAAGTCCTACATTAAAAACTCCGCGCATTAATGATACATCATCGACTCATAACTATTTTGTTACTGTATCTGAATTAGCAGCAGATAGAAATATTAATTTACCTATTTTAGCAGCTGACGATGTTTTAGTATTTAATGATCACGCTGCAACTCTGACAAATAAAACTCTTACGACTCCAACAGTATCTCAGCCAAAAATTAGTGGCTACATTGCGGATGTTAACGGAGCTGAAGTTTTTGGTATTACTTCAATAGGAAGTGCAATTAATTATGTTGGTGTGCAAAATGCTGCTACCGGAACTAATCCTGTTTTAAGTGCGAATGGAGATGATCCTAACGTTAATTTAAACATGGCAGGCAAGGGTACTGGATCAGTAGAAATTGATAAAGGCGCACATGGCGTTTCTACAATTACGGCTACTGGAGCTGCGGATACTTCTAAATCGTTTATTCTATCTAATTCAGCAACACCAATATCTGTTTCTGTAGCTGACGGTACAACGGTAGGAGAATATAAGATATTTACAAATAAGAATGCTGGTGCTGCTACTATCACTCCAGCCAATTTTGGACCGGGAACTAGCATAGCTTTGAATAACAATCAAGGTTGTCATATGATTTGGGATGGTGGAAATTGGCAGTTGATTGGTAACAATGGCGGAACAGTGAGCTAGGGAATCTAAAATGGTTGCAATTATTACAGATAGATTTAAGAAACAAATTCTAAATGATCTTTTTACAGATGTCACTGATTCAGCTGACACATACTATATTGCTATTGGTAGATCGCAAGATTGGAATGCTACAGACGTAGCCGTAACACCTACTAATACAGCAAAGACTGAAAGAGATTTTAGATCTAGTATGCAAGCAATGAAAAAAGGTGAAGATGTTTCTTATGTGATTCCTCGTTACAACTGGTCTTCAGGTACAATTTATTCTGGATATGATGATCATGTTCAAGGTTATCCAACAAATGGATATTATGTTATGACTGACGAACTTGCTGTATTCTTATGCCTACAACAAGGGCGGGATGCACAAGGAAATGCAGTTGCTTCTACTATTAAACCATCGGGATCATCACTAGATCCTCTTACTACTTCAGATGGTTATGTATGGAAATATCTCTATGGCCAAACTGCTTTGCGGTCAACAAAGTTTACATCGGCTAATTATATTCCTGTACAATTTATCGACTCAGCTGGTGCATCGGCTCCAGCTCTTGAGCAAGAACAAAAAACGATTCAAAATGCTGCAATTCCAGGTCAGGTCGTAGGAGTTAAAATAGACAATGGCGGTTCAGGATATACATCTGCGCCAACTGTCGGATTTACTGGTAATGGTACAAGATCTCCGATAGCTACGGCTACGGTTTACAATGGTGCAATTGTAAAAATCGAGATGAATGATTCAGGCACAGGAAAGGCCTTTGGCGCTGGATATGATTATGGATCAGTAACATTTTCTGGTGGAGGTGGTACAGGAGCACACGGCCGGATGATATTAGCTCCAGATGCTGGAATAGGTGCCGATCCAAGAGAAGATTTAAGATCTACCGCTCTTATGTTTAATACTAAGCTTGCAGGTGATGAAAATAATGCATTAATTACAAGCAACGATTTTAGGCAGGTAGGACTTATTAAAAATCCAGTAGAAACAGATTCAGCATCAACCGGTGCATTATTCACTGCTACTGCAGGTAATGTTTTAAATAAATTAAAGTTTGGTTCTATTGCACAAAATTTTAGTGAAGATAAAACCATTCAAGGATCTACAACAGCTGCAAAAGCATATGTAGATAAATTCGATTCAAACTATGTTTGGTATCATCAAACTGATTCCACCGGTTTTCTTTTATTTCAAGAAGGTGAGACAGTTACTGAGTTAGACGGTAATGGTGAAGGCATTCTTGATTCTGCATCAGTTGATGGAGATAATGATGCATATACTAAATCTACAATAAAACCTTTCTCTGGAACACTATTATATGTAGATAATAGGGCTGCGATTGAAAGAGATCCAAACCAAACCGAAGACATTAAAGTTATTATTCAGCTGTAAGGCAATTAAATGGCGAACAAATTTACAGATAAGATCTTTAGCGATACGTATAAAGACGACTATAAAGATAGCGACAACTATTATAGAATTTTATTTAATTCTGGTAAAGCTTTGCAAGCACGCGAACTTACTCAGATGCAAACTATTATTCAAAAAGAGATGGAGCGATTTGGTAGAAACGTTTTTAAGGAAGGAGCCTCTGTTAATCCGGGCGGACCTACGCTTAATACGAGATATGAGTTTATTAAATTAGACACGAGCACTAACACTCTACCAGCTGATCTTTCTACAATTATCAATGACGAATTTATTGGCCAAACGTCTGCATTTAAAGTCGTTGTATTAGAAGCCATTGCTGCAACTGCTTCAGATCCTGCTACAGTATACATTCGATATACAGACACGCTTAGCGCTACATCAGATTTTTCTCAATCGCAGCGAGTAACAGCCGGTGAAAATATTGTTGGTACCGTGTCAGGTGTAACTCTCACTGTGCAAACTACAGATACAACTGCGAATCCTGCAACTGGATTTGGTTCACGTATCTCTATAGATCGTGGAGATTTCTTTACGCAGGGTCATTTTGTATTTGCTGAAAAACAATCAAAAATTCTTAGTAAGTATACTTCATTGCCCACAGCAACAGTAGGGTTTAAAGTACAACAGGACATTGTTTCTTCTACTGACGCAGAAGCTTTGTATGATAATCAAGGTGCAACACCTAATACTTCTGCCCCAGGCGCAGATCGTTATAGAATTCGTTTAGTATTAGCAACACAAGATGAGATAGATTCTGACGAAAACTTTGTATATTTTTGTAGAGTCATTAATGGTAATATATTTGACGTTGTAAGTGGACACAATGCGTTTAAATCTATTGAAGATCGTATGGCTCAACGTACAAACGATATTAATGGTGACTTTATTATTAATCCATTTCTGCTTCAACATGAAGAAGATTCTAATGCTAATTTCTTGAGAGCTGTGGTTTCTCCGGGCCTAGCATACGTTAATGGTTACAGAGCAGAAAAAACTTACACTACAAGACTTCGTGTACCAAAAGCACAAGATACGACTACATTAGATAACCAGGTGGTGGCAGCTAATTACGGTAATTATGTAGTTATTAGTACTATGGTAGGTACCCCAAACATTGACGTGTTTCAGGTTCGTAACTTAAGATCTGCAACCGGGCATGGCGGTTCTACTATTGGTACTTGTCGTGCAAGATATATTGAAGAAGACGCAATAGCAGGAGCAAATTTTAAACTATACATCTTCGATGTTGTTATGAATGCCGGTCAAAAGTTTTCTGACGTACGATCTATTGGTGCATCAGCCGGCGACTATGCAGATATTTTACTAGATAACGGTGAAGCAATTCTAAATGATATTGGTAATAACAACTTACTATTTAGCTTACCGTTTGCTAGACCAAAAACATTATCAGATATTTCTCTTGAAGTACAGCGTAAATTTAACGCTTCTTTTGACGCCTCGGGTCAGGCAACTCTTACATTAACGGCAACTGGCGAAACTTTCTCAAATACATCTGATTGGATTATATCCGTAGACTCAAGTGGTTCTATTATTAGTAACGATGTTTCTATATCAGGTGCTGGTACACAAGCCGCAACTCTTTCTAGTGGTCCTACAAACTCTAATGTTGAGGTCATCGTTAAAGTTAATAAGGCAAACGGTTCAGTACGAACTAAAACATTACTTGAAACTACAGTAACTGGTGTCGTAGAGTCTGATGGTGCTGGTCTTAAATTTTTAGAATTAGAAAAGCCAGACTTGTTTAAGTTAGATCGTTTACGCGATTCAGATTCTGATGGTGCCAATAGACTAGGTGACTTTATTGTCGACAATGGTCAGCGTGATAACTGGTACTCACCATCTCGTGTAATTCTTAAAGGTAATAAAACACCTCCGTCTGGTAATTTGTTTGCACGGTTTAGATACTTTCAGCATGGTGCTTCTGGCGATTTCTTTGCAACTAACTCATATACCGGTCAGGTTGCATATGGTGATATTCCATCGCACAGACTAAATGATGGAACTAAAGTTGAACTAAGAGACGTACTAGATTTTAGACCACGTAAGACAGATAAAGACTCTGACTTTACTGGTGGTACTGCTCGTATTAACGAACTACCAACAAATACAGATCTTATAACTACGGATGCAGAATTTTATCTGCCGCGTTTTGATCGTTTAGTTATAGACCAAGATGCTAATTTAATAGTATTACAAGGGCGATCTGATTTACAACCACAATATCCAGATGTAGCTGCAAATCAATTATTGCTATATGATATTGGTATGGCGCCATTTACAATTAGTGATTCTGACATTGGTGCTATTCCTATTGATAACAAAAAATTCGCTATGGGTGACATATCTTCTATAGAGAAAAAAGTAGATAATCTTTTCGAATTGACTACCTTGTCTTTATTAGAACAAGGGTTATCTAACTTTACTGTATTTGATTCTACTGGAAATGATAGAACAAAAGCTGGATTCTTGGTTGATAACTTTCAAGATCAATTAGCAACAGGATTTGATAACGTAGAATATAAAGCATCAATTGATCCTAAAGCTCAGATATTAAGACCGTCTTTTACTGAAGAAAATATTAAACTAATTTATGATTCTGATCTTTCTACGAATACTATTATCAAAGGCGATAACATATATGCCAAGTATACTGAAATAGATTATTTAAATCAGCCACAAGTTTCTGGAACAATGAACATAAACCCATTTAATGTGATTACAAATATGGGTCAAGTTACACTTTCTCCTGCATCTGATGATTGGAGAGAAACAAGACGAACCGCAGATAATATAATTAGCGGTGGTACAGAAACAAGAATTAGTGGTAGTCAAGCACAGTTATTTAACAACTCGCAGTGGAACTGGGGTGGAACACAAGTAGGAGATACGAGATCTCAAGGTCTTGGATCTTCAGTATCAACTGGTACTCAAACACAATCATTTACAGGTAATGGTGCATCAGGAAACTGGAGATCTCAGGCGGTTAGAACTGAAACAAGTAATGTTACTACAGTTACGACACGAACAGCGGTTGCTAGAGTTTCTTCTTTTTCAACTATACGAACCGTAGTCGGTGATCGAGTGGTTGATGTTGCAATGATTCCATTTATGAGATCACGCCGTGTAAGTTTTAAAGCTGAAGGACTAAAACCAAATCACAGGTTCTTCCCATTCTTTGATGGTGTAGATGTAAGTAACTGGACACGGTCCGGATCATTTACGCGCATTGCTACTACTGATAATGAAGCTGGTAATAGATACGATAGAAACTCCGGACATCCAGACGGCGGTGGAACGTCATTATTCTCTGATGCCGAAGGTAAAGTTGAAGGTGAACTGTTTATTCCAAACAGTGACACATTAAGATTCCGTACTGGTGTACGAGAATTTAAATTATTAGATATTACTTCTAATAATGAAGAAGCTGCTACTTCTATAGGTGTTACTACGTATGCTGCTCAAGGTGTTTTAGAAACTCAGCAGCGAACAGTGAGATCTACAAGAATTAGAAATGTTACATCAAGCGAACAAACCTCATCTGCTTCTACCATCAG